GTTTCTTTTACTCTGTCATTAATGACTAAAGCCATTTATTCTCCTATGCCAATCGTAATATAGCGTTACTTGCATCAGCCGTTGGAAACTGAATTGTAAAGGTTCCACTTGTAGATGTCTTATCACCACCAAAATCTAAAACAGCGACTGCTTTATTAGAGTCAGAGCTGTTATAAATTAAAGCACCTCTTGCTGTAATAGTTGCAGATGTAAAAGATATATCAGCAAAATCACAAATAGCTGTAGTTCCAGAAGTTGTTGGAGTTACGCTTGTTAAAGTTCCTCCACCAGAACTATATGTTCCAGAATCAGAGACTTCGTTAGTTGTGCTAAAAGCGGTTGTAGTTGCATCCAAAGAAGCAGAACTTGTGTACAATGCTATTTTAAAAGTATCACCGGTTGACGCTGTAAAATCATGCGTACCTTGCAATAGCTCTTGTTTAAAGCTTGTACATACAGCTTGAGTTATAGCCATGTTTTATCCTCCTATGGGTTCTGTGATTGCAGAGGAGTACGTAACGCCCCATGCATGTATTCATCTCTTCGGTGTCTTCCTTGTTGTTCTATGACAAGTTCTTGAAGTGCCCGTTGATATGATTGTTCGTATAATTGCAGCATTTCTGCTGGTCCCTTCAAAAATTTGAAGGCTTCTGCAAGACATCCATAAAGTAATAGTGCAGGAGCATTATTACCCAACCAAGAGGTTGCATTACTACTAGACAGTCTTGTTGGTAATCTAGTAATTCCTAACTCCACGTTATACGCTACATCGGGCGTTGGTGCAACATAAATTGTATTATGATCCCACCATGCCCAGTATCTAGGGGTCCCTGTAGAAGTTCGATCTGGCCAATATTCGTTCATATAACTAATATCGCGTTGTTCTAAAAATGTCCTTGATGTTCCAGATGGTGCAAATATTTGCATGTGTCTAACGGTGCCAAGCGATGTTGGATCTGGAGACGCGCCACCCGGTAAAGATAAAAAAGCATTACTTGCTGTTAAATTTGCAGATTGATGTGATTTAAAAACATCTAAATCTACATCTCTAAATATTCTATTTTCAGCGTGCTGAATAAAATCGTTAACAATAGAGTCTGATAAAACACTACTACTAACCTCTGTGTAGTCTCTTATTTGTGTTACTAGTTCTGAATATGTTGTTGTCATTATGATACGCTCACTGATACTATACCAATAGATGACACAACTAAAGGTTGTTTTTTACTTGTTGAAGGTTGCATAGAGTCTTCGTATTCAAAAAATCCTGCACCACCGACAAAAACAGTTATAGGTTCTAATCTATCTGGTCTACCATCTTTAACACTTTGTGCATCCGATGCGTGTCTTTGTCTTTCAAGCTGTGGATGTTTAGCTTCAAACTCAGATTTATGAACCATGGAACCATTCCATTCTTTAACCATTTCTTTGTAAGGAAACTCCATACCACTACGATCAGATATTGCTTTTGAATATTTACCAGAAGCATGTGCCATTAAATGTACCCTCTCTCTGGTGTAGCAAAGAAACTAGAACGTGGTCTATCTTCTTCCGAAGCACGTTGCCACTCTTCTTCGTATAATTGTTTTAATAAAGGTGTTCTCTCTGGTGCTTTTTTTACAGAAGTATAATAAGCTAAACCAGAAGTTAAGCATGGTAAAAATCTAGTTGGAACTTCTAACTGATCATTATAATCACCCGCGTCCTGTATTTTAGTTAAACCATAATATTTAAAAGTGTGTGCACCATCTGGTGTTGGATATAGATACAATGTAGGAGTAGATGCTCCTCTTTCCAAAAAGTATTGTACCGGTGTACCTTCACTAGATTTAGTAGAAATATTTAAATATTCAGCACGGCTTATTCTATCAACTTCAATGTCTGTTGTAGTATCTGATGTTTTAAATAAAACTGCTTCAAGTATATCAACTAAATCACTATCAAGTGTGTAACTTGTTGTGCTACCCGTTAGTGTTAATGTTCTAAGCTCAACAGTCCAAAGATTAATACCTCTGTTAGCCCATTCAGCTAACATAATATTAAGTGAACGTCTTGCGCTTTTTAAATCATAACCAGATCTAGAATTAATTCCACATCTTTCAAATGCTTCTTCAATGACTTGATCCACATCTAAATTAAAAGTGTTAGTTCCGGACGTTGCCATTACTTACCTACTTTTCTCATTGCCTTGTTATGAGCCTGCTTAAAAGTTTTACCTTTTTTCATGGTTTTCTTCATAGAAGACATGTGTTTTTTTGTATGATGTTTAGAATGCTTTTTTAAAGCTTTCTTTCCAGCTTTTGATATTTGTTGTGGCATCGAAGACCTCGATATCATTTTTAATTATAGTATGCTACTACAAAGTCACAATTTGTCACATCGACAAAAGCAGCCGTTTCAAATCTTACGCCATCTCCCTCAAAACTCATTACTAGAGGTTCATTCGCTGCAGTACCCCATTTTAAATGAATTTTAATATCACCAGCCGCGGAAGTATTATCATAAATTTTTACTTCACCGTCTGCCGCACTTGATTGACATTGAATAGATTTTATTCTTATTGAACCAAGATTTGTAGCGCTTCCACCCACAAAACCTTGCAGTCTACCATCTGATGTTAGTGCAACACTTGCTTTTACATTAGTCATATTATCTCCTAATTAATAATGTGGAGCGTTAGCTCCACATTTAATTTATTATGCTTCTTTAGCAAATGTACCTCTAACTTGAGTAACTTGCCATGCTACTACTCCATCAAGCGATGAAATAACAACATAGTCCCCTTGTTTAGAAGTTGCTTTTGTGTTGATTAAGTCTTTATCATCAGTAGAAGAACCCGCATAAGTGATTCCGTCTGAAGCGTTTGGACTAATTGTTAAAGTGTTTTGACCGTCTGGTGCTGTATTTACAAATTTAAAAGAATATCCTACAGCAATAGCTGGTAGTGTAAATACTACTCCATCAGTTCCACTTAAAAGAGTTTTTCCAGAATCTGCTGTTGTTACAGTGTAATTTGAAGATTTAGTTTCAATATTTACACCGTCTTTTCCTTCTAGTATTGGACCAGAAAAAGTTGTTGTACCCATTTTTACCTCGTAAGTAAAGTTATACCATCTCTACGAGCGTCTGCTAGGGCAGTCGGTATAACCAGTTATCCTAGTTTATAATGTGGGGGACTAAGCCCCCACAAGTTAAGAGTAATTATGCTCCCGGTGAACCAAAGATACCTCTAAAGTCAGAGAACCCGAATGAGTATCTTTCTCTAGATTTGTATCTAACGTTTCCAGTTTCAAAATCGCCTTCCATCTTAGTGGAAATTGGCGCTCTTTGGAAGTGTTTTAATCCGTTTGGTGCATCAGTTTTAATGAAAAATGCATCTGTATCAGTTAAGTAGTTATTTACTACATAACCTTGAGGAATCATCCCCATGCTACCGATAGCATTGATATCATTATCAGCAGTACCAACTCTTTGACCAGATTTCATCAATCTTTCAGCAGTGAACTGAAGGTTTACTGGAATGATTAACTTTTGACCATTTAGAGCAATTTTTAATCCTCTATCGTCAGTTAATCCAGCAATGTCAATCAGTGCTTGCTCTAAAGATGTTTCATTTAGGTCAGCAGATGTTGCTAGTTCGTTTGAAATGTTACCGCCAGTTGATGGGTGAGCAGTAGAACATAATTCTACGCCGTCTCCACCAGTGAAAGATGAATCAAACGCATTGTTTAATACGTTCGCACCTTTTACTTGTTTAGCGTTAGCCATTGAACGAGCTAGTGCTTTTGTGTAACGAGAACTGATTGTGTCGTAAAGGTTATCCTCTACTGCTTCTTCAGTAATCGCAAAAGCAAGTGCTATAGTTTCGTGAGTGTATCTCGCAGTGAAAGACTCAGTAGCATCGTCGTAATTTACGCCTGTGCCTTCTGGTTTTACTTGCGCTGTACCGAAACCGGATAGCATTACTTCTTCTTCGAATGCACGATCAGAAGTTTCTGTATCGAAAATCTGTTCATGCTGGTTTTCGTATCTGGCATATTCCAAACCGAACAAAGCGTTTAGGCCCGGTTCAAGCTCTTTTACCAGTTGTGATCTAGAAATTGGCATTAAACCCTCCTATTATATTGCAGTGGTCAGTAACCAAGTATGCTCACCAACGTTAGGTACTACATATGCGTTAGCATTTGCAGAACTTGTATCGCTGTTGTTTGGATCCTTGGAGATACCAACTTGTTTAAATTGTCCAGAAGTTGTGCTGGTAGAAGTATCTAACTCTTGTGAAGATCTTCCAGAAAGAGTGCTTCCACCCGTTCCTACTAAATCAAAACCACTAAAGTTCATAGCTGCTGTGCCAGTACCATCATGTTGGACTTCAAAGACGATTCTTGGATCGTCGTATATGTAAGCCACTATATCAGAAGCATTTGTGCTTGCTGGATAATAGTTACTAAAAGTTGGCTTACTTGTAGTTGGGTCTGTATAGAAACATCCGCCGAAAATGCCTAAAACTACATCGCCCGCGTCAGCAGATTCAATTCCTCCTGCTGCAACAGCTTTCACTGCTTGACCATGATAGATCGCAGTGCCATAGTTCGCCGCAATTGCGTATTCGTTTGTTCTAATAAGACCGCCTGTAAGATGCCTTACGGGTCTAAACCCGAATGCTGCGTCTTTATTTGCCATCGTTATATCCTTTTTTTAAAGGGTTAAGTTTTTTTAGTTCGATGGACAAAAGAGCTAGAAAATTAGTTCTTTTTGTTGCCACCGAAGGTTACACGAGATTGCCTATCTGGTTTAGAGACCGGCATACTGGGGTGTTGTTCCTTTAGTAAATCATTTGCGACTGCTTCTTCTTTATCCAGAACTTGCTGTTTAAAGTAAGCCATTCGCTCTTCCACGATTTCTACCGGAATTTTAGCCAGTAATAAACCACCAACGCCTATAACACCTTGGTATTTCCCTTCCTGTATTGTCGGATACTGACCATCGTCGGAATCGGCTCTTACGAGTTCAAAACCTTCTCTTAATCGAGCATTCAAATTTTTATTATCTGATTGCCCTAAAGTTTCAGCGCGTATCCACCTATATTTGTACCCATCGGGTGCAGGAGGTGCGTCTAGGGATGACGGGGGTGCCCATGGTTTCCTACGAGTCGTTTTCTCGCGGGATAAGGCAGCGCGTGGAGTCTTATTTTCATCAATTTTATTCATATGCCTACTCCTTCACGTATTTCGCATATTCTTCAAGTGGCACACCTAATTTTTTAGCAATCGCTACTTGTGATGGTGTGAGCCTCACTGTTTTGCGTCCAGTTCGTGTGGTCCTGTTAGCAGAAGCAACTGTTTGGACGGGTTGTTTGCTTCCTTGGACTTCTCCCCCATCGTTAAACTTCTGGGGAAACTCTTGTCTGAGCCTTCTGTCAATCTCTTCGTAGTATTCATCAGAAGATGGATTAAATCCTTCTTCTTCCACAAGTTTCTTGTGAATACCAAACGAAGCATATGTCATGGCTTCATCTTTTCCAAACCACTCGTTCTTCTCGGCCCAAGCTTCTGCTTTAGGGTCCGGTTGAGCCGGTGGCTGTTGTTGTACATTACTTTGTACAGGTTGTTGTATAGTCTGTCCAGCGTTTTCTTGAGATTTTTCGTATAATTTTCTTTGCTCTTCCGTAGCATTTATACGCTCTTGCTCAATAGCTAGCTTCGCTAACGCTTGATTTGCGGCTACTTGTGCATCAACATCACCTTCTGCAACAGCTTGTTTTAATGTAGCTTTTGCTGTTTCTAGTTCTGATTTTACACGACTAGAAAACTCAGTAACATAACCATCATCTAGTTTTGTAAACTTTGTTTGTAGATCATCACGCTCTTTTTTTATTTGTTCAGCAAAACTAAGAGCTTCTTTTTCTCTTCTCTCTGCCTCACGAATTTTGTATGTTAATCTGTCAATACGTTTTTTGACACCGTCACTATACTCTTCGCGTTCATCTTTTTCTTTAACCGGTTCTGCTTTTACTTCAACTTCCGGTTCTGCTTTTACTTCTTCTTGTTTTGCATCTTTGAGTTCAACATCAACAGAATTTCCAGACGTATCTAGATCAACCATTATGTTGTCCTCTTTCAATGCTTCTTGTGCTTCGGGCATGGGTTCCTCTCCATGTTAATGTGTTACTGGCGATAAGATACTTTCGGGGTCTTCTACAACTCCAAGAATTTCATCATCATTTAGTAAGCGTA